GTGCTGCACGAATTGATAGATCGCCTGTAATAAAACCGTTAGCTTGCCAGTTATATCCAAGTTCCCTTACATGACCGCCACGACTAGCAACATAAATCATAGAGTTGTTTACAATTACTGGTTGAGTTTCATTAGAACCAATGTATGACTGTGGTTTTACTGATACAGAAGTTGGTGTTATTGCATCACTGTTTACAGATGTTACTCTCCATTCTGCAGCTTCTGTCATAAATAACAACTGCGTTAACGGCACTATATGCTTTATTCTATTTGCTTCACGAGCAGCAACTTTAAATTCAATACGGTCATCATCTCTAATAGGTATTTTAAAAGAAAAGTCACTTTCAGTACTTGATCTAGTCATAAAAATTGTTTGCGGTTGATTATTAGTACCAGCAAAAACTCTACGCTGTTCATAATAAGAAACTGCAGATGGATAGTTATTAGCTGAACCGAATGGTATATCGGTATATCGTGGTGGCGTTACAGAAAAATCTGGTGCAATATTATTGTCAGTTAATGATTGAGTAGCATTAGTGTTATCACTTACTTCTCCAATAAATCCATATATACCGCCTTGTGATTTATAAACTCTATATTTTAACGCATCGGTAACACTATTCCATGTAATAGTATTTCTTGCTCCAGTTACAAAAATATTATTGGTAATAGTGGATGCAGTAGATCTTGCACTTTCACGAATACCATCTAAAGCAACTGCAGTAACAGCATATCTATGCGATTCATAAGTATCAGTATTTACAGTTGCCGAACTAGGTATATATCTAGTTGCAGTTACTCCTGTAGGCGCACTTATACCAGCAGAAAAATCTATATTAATAAATTGCCAGTTAGTTGCACCATATCTTCTTAACTCAGAAGGCGCATGGTTTGGATGCACTATTGTTAAAACATCTCCAGATTGTACATATTGAATATCAAACAACTCTGCTTCTAGATATGGTGACGGTATTTCATATGTCATATCAGATGGCAATGCATACCAATGCGTATCTTTATATACTGAAGTTGCAGGGTTAATATTAGAAAAGCCTGTAGTTTTAGAATAATAATTAACACCACCTTGCAAAACTATATCACCAAGTGTGTATGCAGTACCGTTATTCCATGCTGACCCATCTGTATATTGTAAAGTTGCACCTTGCGTATGAAATCTAAAATATTGGTTACCTGTTTCAATAACCATTGTTTGGCTAATGTTAAAACGAAAAGAAAGTAATTTTACTTTTTTTGATGAATCTTTTACTTCTTTAACAAAAGCAAAACCTGATCTATTTTGTGCTGGCCCTTGTGGTTTAGCAATAAAATTACGCATTGTTGCTGCACCTTGCTGGTATTTACTATCATCAATACGACCAAACATTTCTGGTGACATTTCGCCAGAAGAAAAAGATTTTAAAAATAGTCTTGAAGTTGGCATAAATTACCTCCCAGATGTCCAAGGTACTATATGTTCTACTTTAATATCTCGATGTAAATTGTCTTGTTGTTTTGCTGATATTAAATATCCTTGCATTATTTCAGTACAACGTTTTGCTTCTGCCCTACCTTGATCTCCTTTAATAATTTGCCCTGCCAACATAGCTGCTAATTGCCACGAAAGAGTAACAATAAATAAAGGAGAAAATTTTGTTGTATCAGTTATTGATGCTTGATATCTCAATAATGCACTATCTTGATTTGTATAAATGTAAATTCCTTCTACTGCAAATTGTTGTGGAGTATAATGACCAGGAACTATGGTTGGAGAATAATTAGATGTTATGCCACCCGGAGTATCACCTGTAGACATTCTTGTAGCGTAATCGTTTTGTGCTGTTGGTGATAATATTGCAAGTGGTGTAATCATATCTGCAGGTGCTGCATATGCATAATCCCACTGAGAAATAGTATTAGTTACAGTTGATAGACTTGCACGTTTAGTTGCAAAATTCCAAGTATGTATTTCTAGCAAAGTATTTCTTGCTATAGGATAATATCTTGCAGATTGTTCTGCTTGTACTGATGCTTCATTTAAAGCTGCAATAGTTGCATCATCACCTAAATGTGCCAAGGCAAGATTGCATATACTAATTTCTGTTGCCATTGCATTTCCTATAAAAAAAGGAGGTTAGTAATATTTTTACTAGCCCTCCTGTGTACAAATAAAAGAGCTATGCCTATTTAATTGCTGTTTCAAGTTTGTTAATAAGAGTATTTTTTGTCTGTCTTCTATCAAGCTCTACACCAATAGAACGACCATACACTTCAAGTTCAGCTTTAGTCATTGACTCATAATCAATTGATTGAGAAGTTGGTTTTACTTTTTCTGACGGTACGGTTGTGTTTGACGCCACAGGTAGGTCAGGTTCAGCACCACCAACTATTTCAATATTACTATTGAACTCTCCATTATACTCAAATTCTTCATCGGCTTCTCGCATAGATTGGCCAACAAAACACTTGACTTTAGCTCTGTAAATAGGCATTAACTACTCCTTATTAAGCTACGGTAAAGCCAGAAGCATAAGACTTCTGTCCATCACCAATTGTTTCTACTACATCAGCAGTAACTTTACCAGTATTTACAGTACCAGATACAACATATCTTGCACCTAAATACCTTTTGCCTAGTCCACCCATATCAGGATTAATACGCACTACTACGTTTTTACCTAATGTAAGAGTTGAACTAGCAGTAATAGCATCGCTACTACCAATAACAGTTGGACTTCCTAAGTTAGCACTTGCACTAGTAATAACTTCAAACTTAACTGTGCCACCGCCACCAAAAGCAGTTGTAACAGCAAAGTTCATATATAAAGGTGTACCTTCACCTATGTCTCTAGCAACACTTAAATCAATAGTGTTAGTAGATACTACAGTTGAAGTAATAGCTCCTTGATCTTCGCTTACTCTAAGCAGTTTGTCTGTAATCATTTTAGATCTCCTTTAGTAATAAATAAATTAACTTACAGCAGATTCAGTTGTTAGCAACGCATCTACTCTTCTTAGAGGAACTCCAAGGAATGATAAGTAGCTTTGTGCTGTTCCAAACTGTGATAAGCCTTCTTGAATAGCTAATACAGATTGAGACTTGTCAAGTGCTGCAATAGATAATCCTGAGTGAACTGATCTGTTCATATAGAACGCTGCTCTTCCCATAGACATATTAGGAATTTTGTACAATGCCTTAGTCATTAATTTAATAAGAGCAGTAGATGCACTTGCAGCTTGAGTTAAAGAACCAGCAGCTAAATCAGAAACGTCAATGTTGCAAATACGAACAACGTATCTCCAATCTTTTACAACAAGACCATTCTTCCACTGATAACGTGTAGCAAAAGCTTGTAATCTTGTACCGTCACTGTTGTAAACAGTTTGTTCACCTAAATCTTCGTGAGTTAAACCTGCTTTAGATCCTTTTGGAAAAGGACAATATACAGTTTGGTCACCCCAAACAACTAGATAAACAGAAGCATTGTCAGAACCTGATCCGCCTGCACTGATAACGTTTTCAGAACTGTTTGCTCCAGATAAAGCACTATATCTTGGTGCTAAACCTAAAAACTTTTTAGGATCTGTTCCGGGGTTACCGTAAAACATTGTCTCGGCTTGAGTCTGGTTCATTGCTTCCAAGAACGCAGTATCTTCAGATAAACGGAACTGTGCAGTGTTACCATTTAACATTGCTAAGTCTTTGTCTACTTCAGAACGTGCTTCTAAAATTCCGCAAGCTTCATCAACTTGTGCTGTTGTTGACTTACTGTTTGGAATACCTTGGTTTAATGCTCTCCAATAAACTGATGGTAATCCTGTTCTGATAATTACACGTTCACCAGTAGGTAAATTACCTTCCTTAAAAACGCAATCTTCTAAAATTTCGTTGCTTTGTGAAAGTAGTTCTGCAACGATTGGAACTCTACCGTCTGGGTCAGATCTTTTTGCCCAATCCGCTAGTGTTAAATTTGAGGTTGAGAGAGTAGTCATTTAATAACTCCTTACTTGTTTTGCTGATTTGAATAAAGTGCGTTTGCTATGCCGTTAAAATCTTTTGGAACGTTGGATTTACCAACAGCACCTTCAGAACTACCTACATAACTGTCCTCACCAATTGCTTTACCTGCTCGGTACATAAACCGAATTACTTCGGGATGATTTCCTAAGCCTGTTTCTGTTAGCAGCGATTTAAAAGCATCAGTACCAAAAGCTTTCAGAGATGCTTTTGCAACATCTAAATTTTCTGCCAAACTTTCACCACCAAATTCTTGATCTGATTGTGATTGATTAGCCCATTCAGTTTTTGTTTGCTCAATAGCTTTGGCTTGTTTTGCCTGTATTACAGGCGCAACTTTATCTAATACTTTTTGTGCAGCTTCTTGTGGCAGGTTTAGTTCTTTAGCGACATCACCGAAAGCATTTAAAACTTCGGGGTCGAGTTCGTTTGGTGCGTCAGCCACCTTTGCATTGAACTCGTATTTATCAGGCGCACCTTCTGGTGCTTCTGATTCGCTAGTTTCACTTTCAACAGCGGTTGCATCCGAAACTTGTTGTTCCTGTACACTTTCAGCTTGCTGCTCAGTGTCAGTAGTCGCTTCTGTTGTTGCGTCTACTGGCTGTTGAGAATCGCCTTCATTGGTTTGGTTGGCTTCCGTCATCAGCGTTTCTGACATTTTTTTGCTCCTTGATCATTGTCGGATATAGTTCGGGGCAGAGAGTGTGAACCAAGTTGAGGATTTGCAAACCATAATTTCTGTTACCTTCGCTAAATGACATTGTCATAGCGTTAGTGTTAAACGATGATCGAAAAACACCTGCTTGCTCCAGAAGTCTCCAGACTAATCTGCGACCCCTCTTGCTGCTCATGAGCCACTTTATGTCCGATTCCTCGTTCTGTCGGTCAATTTTGTCTGCAAACTTTTTATTGTCTTTAGATTTTTGTTGACCCTCTAGATCGAGAGGATTATATTTGCTCATGCTTTAATATATCTAGTTAATAACTTGTTACGGTCACACCTATTTTTGATTAGGATACATTTTTTTTGCAGTTTTTGCTGCTTTTTTAAAATCTTGAGCAGTAGGTCTACCTTTTTCACCCTTTTTTTTCATACGTTCTTTAGAACCTGCCTTAATTCTTTTACGTTTTGCGTGTATGTTTTCGTATAAACTCATGGGTTGCTTGTTCCTCCGTATAATTTTTCAGCAATTATAGATAAAGGTGATTTTTTTTTCTTTTTTTCTTCCCTTTTCTTTTTTTCTAGTTCTACCATTTTACGAAATTGAGCTTTATACTCAGGTGACATTTTTGTAAAATTTGGATTTTCCATAGTTAAACCTCCAGAGGTGATGGTGAATTGTAACCGCTAAACTGATTCATCATGTCCATAGCGTTACCTGCATCTACCTTACCTAATTTAGCCATATTTTCAGCAGCTTGATTTTGTTGTTCTTGTTGTGCCATAGCCTGTTGTGCTTTTGCCCTTGCCTGACGTATTTTTGCAACCTCTGTTCCGGGAACTATTAACGATGGATCAACACCTAACATATCTGCATAGCCATCAGCCCATGAATCAGAATCAAATTTGTCCAATACATCAGGTTTCATTTGTGCAATCATACCCATACTGTTTACATATCTATCTACACTGTTTGTTCCTATTGCACGTTGTGCTTGTGCCAACATAGATACAAATTCTACGTTTAATTCCATGCCCTGTAGTTCTGGTGGGGCAGGTGGTACTAAATCATTTTCAATCATTCTGTTAAAAGTAATATCAATTAACGGATCTAACAATTCATTATGTAATCGTTCCAATACTGGCCCTAACATAAGCAGTTTTTCTTCATGACGTTCTGCTACTTCTGTTGCCGTCATCCTTGTATCAGTAGCATTTGCCAGCATTAAAAACAAATCAGCATAAAAACTACCATTAATACGCTGTCTTACGTCCTGTATGTCCATTAACAAGTGTTGTAAATTAAGATTTACGTTAAATGCAGTCTCAATTTTGCCTTGTTGTCCTTCAACATACGTCACGCCACCCGGCAAACTGTCTACATCTCTGTTTTTCATGTAACTAGGTACTTGCAATGGTGGGTTTGTTTGGTAATCAATTGTTTGTGCCTTGCGTAATTGTTCATGTTGTAACTGTTTTATGTCACCTAACGATTCCATTCCCGGTGAATTGCCATAAATATCACCACCTGCAATGCCCCATCTTGGCACAACTGCTGGAAATTCTTTGTATCCACTTTCTCGTAATACCTGATCGCCATCACTACCTGTTTCAAAATAACAAGATTTGTATGCCATGTTGGTATTATCTTTCTTTTTAAAATCACGTTCCCTATCATCTCTTGGTTCTATAGCATGAATAATGGTTACATAACTATCAATGTTACCCCTGTCAAACAGATTCTTAACCGACGTTGAACATTTGTTATATCCAAACTCTCTTACCAGTTCTCCTACTGTTTTTTGAAATTCTCTATACAAGGTGTTAACTCTACCTTGATAATCTGTAGCAATTGCATATTCTCCTACAGTTACTGGGTAATGATGAATAGCAGTCTTAGTGTCAGGTAATATTATTGACCCAGCAGTACCAAATGCTCCTAATTCTTCATACATTCCATGCAATGTTCTGTATGTATTAGATTTTTGAAACACTAATTGCATACGTTCTGTTACATCATTTAGCCATAATTTGACAGGAGCGTATTTATTTAGGTCTGGATCAACCGTTCCTAGCCTAAACCAAGGTCTCGCAGGGGATGTTGCACCTGCCATCATGCCAGCACCTAATGTTCTTAATGCACGAGTACCAGTATTGTCATAAATACTGTTATGTCTTCTATGTCCTTTGTTTCTATCCTGTACAAAATAACGTCCGTTCCTCGGTAATAAATACGTTGTCACTTCTTGCCAATGTGACCACCAAGTAGCCCTTTCTGATCTAAGGTGACCCCACCTTGTCAGTAGTTTATCTCTCTTGGTTTTCATTAATTAACCGCCTAATAATGTGTTTTTACTTAAATTTAATTCGTTTGGATCTACTCCCATTGTTCCAGTTAACAATGTTCCTCCACCTCCTTCTTGTGCTGCTAATTGACTTGCATCTAATGCATTAGAAGCATCAACAGTTTGCCTGTTTTGTCTGTTGTATTCTTGTTCAGTTCTTTGCTCTTCTTGCACAGCACGTTGTTCAGCACGTTCATTAGACTTTCGTTGCTCTTCTAATGCTTTTTCTTGCACCCTTCGTTGTTCATTTGCACTTTTTACAGATACATATGTAGATGCTGCTACTGCTGTAAATGCTGCTGCAACTGCCATGTCATAACTCCTTGGAATAAATAATGTCTTGTACACCGTAGTTAATTCTCGGTAACAAACTAGACAAAGTGGTGTTTTCTTTGCAATGCCATAGCATTAGTTTGCATCCAAGTAATGTTGCGTGTTTTTCTGTCTCTCTAATCAATTTTAATCCAACTCTGCCACCCCTTTGTTCTTTGCTAATAAATAACAAATCATTTTGGGCTAGTTTGAGATCAGCATAATGTAAATGATTAGTGACAAAATTAACAGAATAACCTATCAAAACATCATTTTGCCTTGCTGAAAAAATAAAGATTTTACGCATCTCCTCCATTTGGCGATACGTTGTCTCATCTGGCTTTAGCTTCATTACTTCTTTGTTACGAGCAATCTCTTTGTAATGCTCTTCAAACAAAGTTGTAGCTTCAGCTAACATTTCATCAACTGTGGCAAGTCTGATTTCCGTTTTGGATACCCTACTTTTGTTTACAGTAGTAGCACTATTAGGACTTACGGTCACACTAGTCATAAGAGATATTTAGGTACACAATCAAATATTATATGCACTCTATCGGTCATGCCAACATTATGAGCCGTATGTAATTTCTTATGGTCAAACCACCAAACCTCACCTTCTTCAAACTTTTGCTCTTCATCTCCGCAAGTTTGACTACACCACTGGTTTGATTTAAGTACAAGATGAAACCTACTGTAGTGATTTGCATACGTTCCTTGGTCGTTATGTTTGGTTACATGGCCACTAGGTTTTAAATTAACAATAAGTACTCTACCCATTTCCTTAACTTGTAGTTTTTCTAATACTGGTTGCATTAATGGTACAAGTGCTGGCTCTAAATATTCCATGCATGGGTAGTCATATGATCCTGTATCCCATAAAACGTAATAATGGCTCATTTTTAGTGGCCCTCTTACATAGATTGACTCTGTATCTTTATGTGGTGAGTTAGTAAACTTTTGGCGTGCTGTTATTTCTGTCCATAACTCAGGTTTAGCATCAAGTAATTTAAGCAATGGTTCTACATCTAGACCTTCTGCTATGCGTACAAAATTAAAGTCTGCTGTATGGGTCATAATCTTTCTTACCTGTAGCTATTTTACGTCTTTTGATGTATATGTCCTCTGGCACTTTCTTGGCTACTGGCAGGGCAAAGGTTAGTGCTAGTGCATCAGCTAAATCTGGTGACCCTGCACCCTGTAATCTCTTCTTTATTTGATCCTTACTTTCCAATACACGTCTACCCACATTGTCGTACCAATAAATTGGTGTTGCTAACTCTTGTTTTAGTGCGGTGTCATTTGGTATTGCACCTCCTTCTTCTATCCATTCTTTCATTAACCACCACATCTCACTTCTACGGTTGATGTATTGCTCAGGTTTCATTGCCTTGCCACCAAACGGTATTTCGATTACGTCATACGATAGTTGTCTTAGTCTGTCGATTACCCCACTGCCAGCACCAGCATCGCAGAACACTGCATCTGGGTTATGTTCCTCGATCAGATTAGCTACTCTTGCTGCCAGTTCCATGTTATCTATACCTCGATAGACGATAGGTTTGAAACCTTGCTTTCCCTGCCTACGAAATACTACTGAACGGTCATCTCCGAACCGTGCCGGATCAATTCCAAGGATTACAGGAGACATTTTTACATGGTCTGATTGGTATGTTCTTTTGGCTGCATCTTCGGTATCTGCTAGAGCTATAAGTTGGTCGTCACCTTGGGCTGCAAAATCACATAGATATTCTCTAGCAAACGATGTCTCACTCATATCACGCTTGAGACGAGTCACCTCATCAGGATGCAAGCTATCGGTATCGTAAACCGTGAATCTTGCAGCAGTCCAGTCCTCTTCATCAATAGCTTTGTAATACAACTCAGAGAACAAGTTAATACCACTCGGAGTTCCTATAAAGATTGACCAGCCTAAACGGTCACTCAACGCTGGTTGAACAATATCTGTCCATAGCTCATTCTTTAACTGGGCTACCTCATCCATTACAATTCCGTCCAATCGTAGACCCCTCATGGCGTCTGGATTATCACCTCCAAACAAGCGAATGATTGCTCCATTATGTTTAAACCTTACCGATAGTTCACCCTCATTGATGTCTATGACTGAGTTTCTACGCAATGGTTCTATCTTTTGTTTTAACCTAGCCCATGCAATCGCCTTTGCCTGTCTCAGGAATGGTGCAACATAAACAAACATTGCTAACTCTTTGTCTGTCTTTATGGCTTTATCAATCAATTCCATTATTGCCAGTTCTGTCTTCCCTGATCGCCTATGAAGAGCGTAAACACTAAACCTTTTCTTGTTTATATGACAAAACCGCTGCCATTCACGAGCGGTGTAATCAAGGGTAATGCTGCTCATCCTTGAGGAATGCCAGTACTGATAGTCAAATTAATGTTTGCTTCGCCCTCTACTCCCAACTTCTCACCAAACCTTTTCGGATTGAACTTAGATAACATTTTAAACCTAGTCTCGACCCTATTCTTCTGCCAGTTTATAAACGCTGGATCAATCCTTTCATTTCCATCAGAGCCGCACATAGTAGGAGGAGTATCAATTAGTTCTAAACATTCCTCAAACAGAATCTCACACCCTGTATCTCTCGCACGTGCGAAGGATGCCCGAAACTCCTCATCTTTATCCAACCATTTATAAATAGTCCTCCATTGAACATTACCTTTTTGCCTACAATATTCTCTTAATGTTTTACCGTGAGCAATCCATTCACAAATTCTGGAACTTTCAACAGGATCAACTTTTTCTATAGGTCTTCCTAGTTTCATAGACTGTTTTCCAACGATCTGGGGTTTGAGCGCGGATTTGGTATTTTGCAATTTTGGCACAAGTACCTCTAGGTAAAGAAAAAATAGTAGCTAATGTTCCATAACCCAAGTTATAGACTTCTCTAAGCTCTCTAATAGCATCAATGACTTCATCACTAATACGAGAGTTATGATGAGAAGAGTTTATTCTATAACCCTCAGAATTTACCTGATAATATTTTCTGGTAACCTGAGTGATTACGGTCATTAAAAATATAAATAAAATTACTCATAATATAGAGAAATAAAGAGAATACCGCAACATCTAAAATTAATTTGTTGACAAGTGTTAGGATTAGTGCAACACTATAAGTATCGGATGTCTACCGATGCTTCCCTTACTAATTTCAATTAACAACAAGCACATGACACAAGCAACTACAGCAACTGACAAAAGAGCATTCTTCAAGTCACACATTGATTGCATAACCGAAATGGTTAAAACAAAAGCTGAAACATCATCTGAGTTTTATTACGAGTTTATGAAAGGTTGTGAGCCAACACCTGCTGATTACGAAGCAGTATGTGAGCCACTATTCCAAACATTAACTGTTAGCCAAGGTTACAACGATTGGCAGAATGATTTTAAAGTTAGAGCAGGTTCACCAAAATTACGCAGAGGTGTTTATGCACCAACAGGTGAGAAACGTGTATACGATACTAATTGCATCTGGAATGTCAGTTTACATTTATGTGACGGCAAGTATGTAGGAATAAATGCAGGTGCAATGATCTGTAGTAGCTACAGCAAGGAGCAAAGAATGGCTAACCGCAGAATGTACAATCTTAGACCAATTGCACATGGTGACAAAGTCATTATCAACGGTGAGTTTTACATAGCCAAGGTCAACGGCCATTACTCAAACTGCATCGAATTCAATAAGGTAGAAGCTTAATTGCTCTACCTTTTTTTTATTTACAGGAAATTTTAAAATGCAAAGAATCAACCACAACATCGACAAGTACATAAACTGGAATGATCCTGACTCAATTGAAAACTATTGTCCAGAGGATCAATTTGAGTATGTACCTGATGATCCAACAATTACAGATCATGTATTAAATTTTTTATTTGATTACATAATTGATCCAATCAGAATGTTTTTAATAAAACAGTTCAACATTTTCCACTACAAAAAACAGGAGTTTTAAATGGAAGAATTTCTCACATTACAAGAACTAAAAGAAATGAGATCTAGTTTCAAATATGGTTCTCATCCATCATGCGGTGACCCTGATCAACCAATAGTTAGAAAATCTATTTTAGAAAAAATAGAAAAAGCTATTGATACAAAACAAGGACTTTGCTAATGGACAAACAAAAATTAAACGATGAGCAAATTGAAAACTTGACTCATTCTCTAAATTGTAATTTAAGAGATTACATAGAAATCAATACAGGTTTCAC